TTTAATGAGAGGACTAAGCTAATGGCGACCATAAAGGTTATCGATGTTATTTCTCGCGTCGAAGCTATTTTACAAGATTCAAACGTGCGTTGGCCGCGTCTCGAGCTTCAACGGTGGTTGAACGAGTCGTACCTCAGCATAGTTTTACTCAGACCAGACGCAAACGCGAAGTGTGCAACTTTTACATGTGCGGCCGGTTCCAAGCAAACATTAACTGCATCTAGCGGTGGGTTTCCGACAGCAATTAGGCTGTTAGACATCAAACGAAATTTAGCTTCTATCTCTACTAAGAAGGTGGTCAGGGTTGTTGCGCAGAGTGTTTTAGATGATCAGCGTCCGAGCTGGCACACAGAGACACAAACCGCTAACATTCAGCATTATACTTACGACCCTCGTAACCCTAAAGACTTTTATGTTTATCCTCCGGCGGCGGCAACAGCCCAGTTAGAGGTCGTCTACGTCGACACACCAGATCAGCACGCGCTGACGGACAGTCAGTTAGACCCCGCAAATAGTAATGCCACAGTTATTTTACTTGACGATATATACCTTGGTCCAATCACTGATTGGGTACTGTATAGAGCGTACTCCAAAGATGCAGAGTACGGAGCTAATGAGGCACGCGCTTCAGCTGCTTTTCAAACATTCAACGCGGCTATTGGTACAAAAACTCAAGTGGACGCGGCAGTTTCGCCGTCTCCAGGAAGTATGGTGGCGTAAATGGCTACAACCCCTTGGAGTAAATTTTATCCGTACCTACAACCTTACCTACCGGGTTGTCCTGAGATTGTTATGGAGTCGCACTTGCAAGAGGCCGCTTCTAAGTTCTTAGAGCGAAGCGAGATTTGGCGCTTTGAGATAGAAAAAGATTACGCTGTAAATAAAGTTCCAGACTATCCAATACAGTTGCCATCTAACGAAGCAATCCTAGAAAATGTCTACGAATTAATACTGGACGGGCGACCTATGAGTCGTGTCACAGACAAACATTTAGACACGTCACAGTTTAACGGGACGGGCTCACCATCATTCTACGCTATATACCAAGATACATCCATTCGGTTCTACCCAACACCTGACAATAAATACTCTTTCAGAGGGTGGGGAGTTCTTAAAACAAAACTTACTGCAACGGGTGTAGAAGACTGGATTTTTGAATCCCACGGTCGCTGTATTTCGTATGGAGCTATAGCGCATTTAACATCTGTACCTGGCAAAGAGTGGAGCAACATGGAGTTGTCCATGTACTACCGACAAAAGTTTGCCAAAGAAATCGACGACGCGAAGAGTAGAGAGTACCGCAGAGTAAGAACGCGTGTACAGTTTCAAAACTTTTCTGGTCGTAGAAGGAGAGCATAATGGCAACATCATTTAACTACGTACAAGGCGATACTGGACCACAAATAAAAGTGACGTTGGTTGACGAAGAAACAAACACAGCTACAAATCTTACAGGTGGTTCTGTAACTCTGCATTTTCGTGCTGTTGGAGAAACAACAGTATTATTCTCGCGAGCGTTGTACGTAAATCCAGACACTGCTGCTACTGGAGTAGCAATTGTTCAGTGGCAGGCAAACGATTTAAACCAAGAAGCTGGTACTTACGAGGGTGAGCTAGAAATAGTTAAAGCCTCTGGACTTCGCGAAACTTTATTTGACACGTTGCGGTTTAGAATCCGGGAGGACTTTGCGTGAAGCTCAAATCCGCAATATTCTATGAAGCACTTAAAGCTGCCTACAAGCGACTGGGTATTTCTGCGAGTTATGTTGCGACGTCAAGTTTTACACAGTTAGGGACAACGGCGACGTTTTCAGCGTCTGCTATAAAAGCCTCGTTTCAAACGGGTGAGTTTTTAATAAGTTCAGAATTTTTAGATGTGTTAAATCCTCTTGATGGCGTTGGGTCATCAGACGGTGCTGTTTTAAGTGTGTTTAAAACATTTACTGACGACTCTAGTGCGGCGGAAGATGCTACTCTAGCGTTCTTTAAAGTTCTTGCTGAAAATGGGTACGTAAGTGAAGAGCACATATTTAGTTTCTTTAAGTCGCTAACCGAAACAGCAACAGTTTTAGACCCTATTAGTAAAAACTTCAGCCCTGGCTTTACTGACGCGTACGGCGCCAGTGAGGTATTGACGCTTAATTTAAGTACGGTGGCAAACGACAATTTTTCTACCAACGATCAATTATTCATTAAGCACCCCAACAAAAGATTAAATGAAGCTCCTTCTGCTGTGGATGCAATAGAGGCGTTTGCAATTACTAAACTCCTCGCCGATCAAGCAACTGTAACTGACGACTTAGACGGTGAAGCAACGGCAGAAGACGATCAAGAAATGCAGTTTGCAAAAGTTACGGGAAACATAGCTGCGGCTATAGACGTCCTTACCTTAGCTGTGAACTACAATAGAGTGTTTACGGACAGCTACGGAGTTACGGACAGCGATGTTCTTCACTTTGGCAAACGTCCGGCAGACACAACCTCCATGACCGACGTGGGGTCATTACGAAGTCAGGGTTTTGCTGATTTCACTTACTTTGCGGAAGACTACGTCGGCGCTTCCCGAACCTTTACTTAGGAGATCGAAATGATCCTTGAAAACTTAAAGCTATCCGGTCAGCTTAACATCGTCCTAAAGGACAAGGCCGGGAACATTAAAGAAGAACGCGTGGAAAAGAACCTCGTTGTAAACGCAGGGCTTGCTTATATCGCATCTCGTATGACAGGTACTTCTAAAGCAGTCATGTCACACATGGCGCTCGGTTCTGGCACAACAGCGGCGGCCGCAAGTCAAACTGATCTTGTGACTCTACTAGGATCTCGCGAAGCATTAGACTCGGCAACGATCACCGGTTCTAACAACGAAAAAGTTGCATACGTATCTGCGTTTGAAGCAGGCGATGCAACGGGTGCTGTAACAGAAGCTGGAATTTTCAACGCTGCATCCTCGGGTGATATGCTTTGTCGTACTGTATTTAGCGTCGTTAACAAAGCTGCTGATGATACCATGTCCGTTACTTGGACAATCACTTTAGCTGCATCTTAATAGGTAGGGGGGAACAATGGCTACTATTGTAACACGATCTGGCAAGGGTTCGCCCCTAACTAACAATGAAGTTGACGCGAACTTTTCCAACTTAAACACCGACAAGTTGGAAAGTGTAAATAATACGCATTGGAGTGGCACAGACCTTTCCATTGTGAACGGGGGAACAGGAGCATCTTCGGCTGCTACTGCTCGCAGTAATTTAGATGTCGACCAAGCGGGAACGAGCTTGGCAATGGCAATAGCATTGGGGTGATTCATGGCAAACGTCTTTAAGAACTACACAAGCGCCTCAGTTGGTACAGGTGCAACTACAACATACACAGTCCCATCGTCTACGACCTCAGTGATGATCGGATGTAACTTAGCGAACCGAACAGCATCCTCGATCAAAGTAGATGTACAGGCGGCTGGAGTATACGTCATTAAAGATGCTCCTATTCCTTCTGGGTCAGCTCTATCAGTCTTGGATGGCAAGATTATCTTAGAGACTACAGATACTGTTGTCGTAACATCAGACACTGCATCATCTTGTGACGTTATCGTGAGTGTATTGGAGCAAACATAATATGGCTGGATATATAGGAAGTAAATCATCTGTCACACAAGTTGATGGATACACGGAAGCTGAAGCTGAAGCTGAGTTTGTAGCTAAATCTACTACAGGTAACCTAACACTAGATGTATCAGGAGATATTACTCTTGATGCTGATGGTGGAGAAATACGATTTAAGGACGGTGGTTCTTCTATAATGCATTTCTCTAATAGTTCTAGTGATGCTGTATTTCAAGTCAATACCCAAGATAAAGACTTTATTATAAAAGGTGATGATGGTGGTTCTATAGTAACAGCCCTCACCCTTGATATGTCAGCGGCAGGTGCGGCTACGTTTAATGCAGGTGCTACATTCACAGGCACAGTGGTTGCTGATTCATATGCGTTAGATAGTATTGCTTTACCTAGTGCTGGCACTGCTACGATATTCAATCGCAACACAGACAATAACCTTTATATACAAACTGGGAGTGGGAATACTGTAAATTTATTGGATGGCAGTCAAAACACAATGTATGCTGTTTCACCCACAAGTCACATATTTCAAATTTCAAACGCTGAGAAAATGCG